CTTGACCTGTTTGGTGTAAGCCATAGCGCGAGCCAATGACTTGGTGTAACGAGACGACAAGCTGTCGTACAAGTTATCTTCAATCGCTTCTTCAGTGATTGAGAAACCCAAGGCGATGGTTTCGTGCGTATAGCGGGTTGACCATGCCTCTTGTGCATTGTCATAAGCGATGGCAGAACCTTCGTTTTTGACTGGTGCAGCAGAGAAGCCGGACAGTTTGGTTTCTTCTTCAAAAGAACGCTCAGAAGTCTCAGATTCGTAGATTTCTTTGTGTTCTTCGCCGTAACGTGAATACTCCATACCGAACAAGGCGTTCAGGCCGGGGAGCAACTCTTTCAGCAGTTGTGCGCGTGAAATAGCCATGATTTAGCTCCTTTTAGGCAATGCCAAGTGGGTTGAGGTACATGTGACCGCCGTTGGTAACGCCTTCAGCATTGATGCTTGGTGCGTTGAACTTGACGATAACTTCGGGGAACAGCACATTGCCGCCGGAAACATAAGACGTATCAGGGATAACGTCAACGATTCGCATTGGCAGAGTGGCTGTCACAGCGGCGCTGCTGTCCAACAAGGCAACGCGAGAGTCGCCAGTGGTGGTCAAACCAGCATTTTGAACCAAAGCTGCATTGGTGCCAATCTCGGTGTACTGAATGCCGGTAACGACAGTCGTACCAGATACAACAGCAACTTTGAACAATTGGTCAGGATCATCACCGATATAAGCAGTAATGAAAGTACCAGTTGGCGCGGTTGTGCTTGCTGGGTAGTACTGAGAGAAGATGACTTGCCCTTGTGCGTTCACGTATGAACAGCCCAAGAAAACACCAGCAAAACCCGTTGCCGGGGCAGTGGTAGTTTCATTTGCCAAAACGATTGTGCCGGTAGTTGTCAGTTTGACGGCATCACCGTAGAAAATTGCTGTGTTGTAAGCACTAGCAATTCGACGTTGACGGGTCGCACCAGCAAATACCTGCCCACCGATCAAATTGATCGGCTGTAGCCCGTAAGGGCCTGAGACGGTTGGATATGCCATTTAAGGACTCCTAAATTTAAGAACCAGAACCGAAAGTTACGTTCGACTTCTTATCAGCGAATAACGCCATATTAGATCGAGCATCCCTTTCACGAAGGAAATTGTTGTCCACCGAATCCATTTGCATTTTGTTCTTGTCTTCAAAGTGCTTGGCACGTTGTTCCATGAACTCAGCAGGAATACGACAGAGCAACAGCCCACCAATTTCAATACCGCCTTTAAAGCGGCCTTCAATGGCAGCGTGCATCATGAGTTCAGGATATTCCTCTGCTTTGCAGGGTTCGTATCCCTCACGTAACTTAGAGGAGATATTGCTGGGGTCAGCATTTCCCAAAGTGCTTAAACGGATATAACGATGTTTCCAACCGGGACGCTCATCCGGCATAGGTAGCGCTTCAGGGGCCTGCCAATAGGTAGGTCTGTGAGCTTGCACTCGGCTGTCCAATGCGCGATCCAAACGATTCTGCGGCTTTTTTGTTTCTACGTTTTCCATGATTAAGCACCTTTTCTAAGTAAAGCAACCTGTCTTGCATATTCTTCAATGGGCACCCCAAGACGACGCGCTTGCGCGGCTTCTGATGCTTTGAGTCGTACGCGACTAGGTGGTGTACTCCGTGTAGCTGGAGCTACAGGCGAAGTAATTCTTGTTGCACGGCGCGGCGGATCATATTCATCATCCTCGTCAACCGGTTCTGACGTTCTTTTCTTAGGAGGCGGTTCGTCATCCTCATAGCTCTGTTCACTTTCAAAGTGTTCAGGAAATCGTTTGCGCATCGTTTTATCGATGGTTTGAAAGTACTCTTCAGTACCTACATAGTCCGCACCATACTCTTTCTGTAACTTCCTGTCAATACCCATAGCGGTCATTGTCATTTCGTCGTCCTTGCCCCACCAATCACTGTTGCGATCAACCCACTTTCTGGTGCGGGGAGTAAGGTTAGGTTCTTCTGGCTGTGCTGAAGTAAAGTTCTTTTCTTCTACTTCGATGGGCCTCATACCACGGGTCTTATCTAGTTTTAACGTAGCTTCAGCAATCTCTGCTTGAGCATCAGTTAAAGCATCTACATCCCCCGCTTCGTAGGCTTCCTTGTACTTTTTCTTGGCGGAATCAAGCTGAATTGCGGCAGAGGACTGCGACTGCTCAATTAGTACTTTACTTCCACTAGAAAGTTGTTGTTGGAGCTTTTTGTTTTCTTCAATAAGCTGTTTTGCATAGCTCTCGGTCGCTTCGCGTTCCCGCAGAGCTTGTTCTTTTGCGCGGCGTTCATCGTGGTAGCCACGGGTGAACTTCTTGATCCGTGCCTGAACTTTTTCGTCGTAGGAAGATAACTCTTCGTCGGTTGGGTCTTCTACCTTCTCCTTCATGGGCTTGCGGCCACGGTCTTCGGGAGGGGTATCGTCCTCAATCTCGATCTCTAACCTGTCTTCTTCCTCGACTGCTGTTTTTTCATGAGGAAATTTAAATTCCTCTTCAAATCTTTGTGTTGCCATGTGTTACTCCTTATGCAGCACGGGTGATACCGCGCGGGTCTTCCACAACTGCTTCGACCGAATCATCGTTGATGATGCGGAATTCACGGCCATGAATCTTCAGACGGGTGCCTGAATTGGGGCGGACGATGACGAAGTCACCTTCCTTGCAGGATGCGCCGCTGGGGAAACGGGTGGCATCCTTATAGGCATCGGGGCCAAGTTTGACGACGAACAGTACTGGGGTCAGCACTTCTTCGTAGTGCATGGTCTTCGAGTCTTTAATCAACCCAACTTCACTGTCTTGGTATTCCTCCATTGCTTCGGGAACAACGCACAAGAGTCGAAAAGTTCTGGGGTCGGGCAACTGCTTAGCTTTTTGCTCTGCTGTGGTATTCAAAATACCCGACAGATCAACGGCAGCGACATCAAATTCAGTCATCAGCTTTCTCCATTTTCAACATAAGTTCTTGGATGATGTTTTCTGCGTAGTTCAGACCGTGGACGATCCCGCAGACTCTTCGGTAGTCCTCGATGTTGTCGCACCGGCCTGCTGCCACGTAAGCTTCTCGCTCTTGCTTTAGCTTTCCAATCTCTTTAAGAGTCATTGAAATTACTGTGTAGTTACTCAATTACGATCCTTCTTTTGGTTGCTGGGCGATTTCTGCGCCGCCCGTTGCGCTTGCTGTACGGCCATCTGAGCGCGGTGTTTTGCAGCGTCGATGCCCATACG